TCAGGTCCAGGATCTCCTTGATCACCCTTGACGCCTTGTGGTCCTTGCGGTCCAGCTGAACCATGACGCATTAATGAGATGATGGCGGCCTGATTATTTACCACACTGGTAGTACTGCCTCGTGTCCAGGTAACACCAATCTCTGTATAATTGCCCATGTTTACGGGTTCATCTGTTACCGTAAAAATATCATAGGCTGTACTATCATTCTTATCCTGCGTATAGATTTCATCATCAACAACAATCAATGACAGGTAATTGGTGACATCAATTCCGTCAAGGTCAGTCTTATCGATCCAGATCTTAGTAGCGTTCTGTACTGCAGCATCAAAGCGAAACTGCTGAGCATTTGGCGGCGGTACTGTATTAGTTGAGAATGTGAATGGCCAGATTGTACTTGATGGACCCGGCTTACCCTCTGGGCCCTGGATACCTTGCTCTCCTTGCGGACCTGCAAGTCCGGGTGGTCCTTGAAGACCATCTTGTCCTGCTGCGCCTGCTGCACCTGCTGCACCGTCTACACCATTAACACCTGGAGGACCTTGCGCACCATCTGCGCCCGCCGGCCCTTGTGCACCATCCTTTCCGGGCGGTCCTTCTGGTCCTTGTGTACCTTGTGGACCTACATCACCTTGTGGTCCAGGCGGTCCTTGTAAACCTACTGGAACATCAGAAAATAACACTCTAAAATTGCCATCATTCTTAACACCAAATATAGCCTCTGAACCATCTAGATTATTAAGATCTATATAGGGATATTCCGAGAGCCTAGCCATCTATGCTGCTTCCCCAAACAAATGGTTTCCCTGTTCATCTAGCAAATGATCTCCATCTTCACTCAATAACATAGACTCTGGAGCTATGCCATCGGGACTGCTCACAACCTGCAAATCTGTCCCTTCGGCATAGAAAATCACCGCATGCATGATGCAGTTGGCAGCCACCGTCATGCCTCCGACAGTCGGCGTGACAGGCCAGACAACCGCAGGCGTGCAGGTCGCAGCCGCTCCGCCGTTATCGGAAGCCTGCTGGACGGTAGATGAAACGAGAAACGATGCCTTGACCCTTCCGATCTGACCAGTCGCGGTGTCGCCGCTGCCGCCCCCATTGCCATCGTAAGCAGAGGAATGTTCCGCGCCTCGAACAAACTTGGCGTCGGTATTGAAACCCGGCGCATCGTAGAGCTCCAGACTCACCGTTCCGCTGGCATCGACCGTCGAGTCGAACACCATCACGCAACCCGCGATTACTGCGGTAAGCGCTTCGTTGACCAGTGCAAACTCGGCCGAGCCTTCATAGCCTTCCGTCGTCAAATTGGCGGGATTGAACGCCCAGCCGCCGCCGGCGGCTGCACCAGCCAGATCGGCGCGGCTCTTGGTCACGCCGCCCCATGAATAGGCATTGTTCTCAAAGTCGATGATTCCGATCGGGATCGGCCCGCCGCCACCTCCGCCACTCGCCTCATTTCCACCCGCTGCCTCCCTAATATATGAGCCAGAGGCTGGGAACTCAGACATGCTACGCTTGAGCCACGGACCGTTGTTCGTTACTAACCCACGATCAAATGCGACCTGGCGCTCATAGCCTCCACTTGTCTGCGCATCGAGCAGCTTAGCAGTGCACCTTTTCCATGAGCCATGCGTACATGTAGAGATGTCGCCCAAACTCTCCGCATATTGGCGCCACCAACTTTTCATGGCTTAATCAACCTGGATCTAAATTTGACCAGATTGTTAGATGCCGTCGAGGCCGAGTATTGCCGAGGCACGGTGACGTTGACAGCAGACTCCACAATCGGCTCGGGGTTGTCGACCTGTCTTGAGATGCCAAGAATATCCCGTACATCATTAATGGCAGGGTCATCAATAGACAAGACGGCACCAGCCACGGCCATATCTCTAAGGGAGCTTGTGATCTCTTCTGCACTCTTGAACGCGACCTCCTCAACCTTTAACGTAGGCTTCAATTTATTATCCAGACCATTCAGCCACCAGATGGCTCCAACAAGGTCAAGCTCGAACCCTTCCGCAATGTCGCCAATTGCCGAATTGATGGTGAGATAAAGATTTCTTGACTTATCCTCTGAGAGGGCTCGTGAGCCTGAAACGTCGCCAACAAGTAGGTTCTCGACGCCAAGTATTCGAGCAATTTCTCGGTTGGTTCGCTCAATAGCCTTTCCAACGTTTTCAATTCCATTTGCCGACCCAGTCAAAAGCTCGAGATCCCACTTCTTAACGCTTGACACACTAGTTCCAGTGTCTGACTGGGATACGTGGGTCGAGGAGTCCATCAAAAGGCCCGTGTTTCGACCCTTTGCATGGGCCGTCACGAACGCCTGGAGCCCCGCCACCAACGACTGCTGTTGTTCGCGCTTAATAATCCCCGCCGCAACCGCCTCCTCCATGGCCTGAAGTGGCGCACGTGCGATTGGGATGCCTCGGAAATCGCGCTCGAACCCAGTCCCCTCAACCTCGTAATAAGCCTTGAGGCGGTCTGACGGCTCAATGAGATGCCTTAACAAACCAAAACCTTCAGGCGAGTCAGTGAGGGAATCATCTACAAGATAGATGAGTTTCCCTCGCGGAAGATAAATCTCCTCCGTCATATTCAACGGGTTCGTTTGCCACATCCCCAGCACGCGGCCGTGCGCATCCACATCCCAGCGACAGATCGTGTGCTGCGGCCTCACCTCAATGGTTTTGATCCCAATCTTACCGTCTTCGCGATGCTTTGCCACCCACTCCTGCACGCCAAACCCATGGAACCTGTACATCCCTGAGCGCCGCACCGTCCGCACCCAACCCACATCCATATCATAAAGAATATCCTCAACAAACTCAGCGGCATACTTAGCCTCGTCCGAGGATCCTCTATCCTCCAGATCCTCAGCGGGCTGCACGGACCAGTTAGGTTTTGCAAGCAGATTCAGAAAGTACCGTACGCCCGCAGCCACGATGGAGCAGTTGGACAGGATCTCAGTGGTGGTGAGGTACTTCTGACTTGGCGCTAAGCGTGGGTTCTTCTCAAAGTTTTGAACATACCCGTGCCAGATGGCTGTGCCCGTAACCCCCTGTTCATCAAATGGCTTAGGCTTTGTGGGCCGCGGGCCATAGCCTCGACGCCAAAAGTCATAAAAAGGCATTAGCGATCACCCGTAACCCTTCTCCCTAAATTGCGCAAGGTCAATCACGGTGGGGCCAAAGAATTTGTGGTCCGTCGTTCGAGCGCGACGGACCTCCTCCACAGCATAACGCAAAGCATCAATCACGTGATTTTTGCGGTCAGCGAGGATGTTCGTCACATCGCCAGTGTTGGGATCAGTCTTATATGAATACGCGAGCAACTCGTCCGCAGTGTAACGGCAGCGGGGATGCACAACAATGTCATAGTTCTTAAGAAACTCAATCCCCTCCATGACAGACTTCGCGCCCTTCACAGCACTCACCATCCGCGGGTAGCCATGACTACGCATATATGCAATTGTCTCCGGGCGTGCGCTGTCCGCGCGTATTACCCAGCTGCGCGCTGCGCCATGTTCCTCAGGCACAAGACGATCAAAGAGCCCCGGTGTGTTATTGATCTCGCACCCTATCTGATAAACTTCGCGGTCCACAAACAACACAGCGCCCTGCGGATTGTGGACCGCCCGGTCCCCCTCAAGGTGCCCAAGGAAGCATCTGATAAGGACCGTCGGGTCTATCGAGAAGCCCCAGTCCGCGCCATGATAAAACATGGCATCAATAGGGGTCTGGAATGGGAGGGATTTCCAGTTACGAAAGACCCGCGACTCAGAGTTCTTCTGATATTTCCCTAACCACACATGTTCATACTTATCGCTGTCGCGAAGACGATCGCGTAACATGTCTCTGCGCAACTCAGGTGGGAACCAGGGGTTGTGGTAATAGTTCACGTGTATGCAGATGAAATCCTGGTCATTCTTATTGTCATCAAAGAAGCGATCGATCGGGTCGGTAGGCTCATTGACATTCCATGAGAACCACATCTCACTCCCCGGGTTACGAATCGTGGGGGTAAGAATATCCAAAGATCGTTGAGAGATGGTTTGCGCCTCCTCAACCCAGGCGCCCGTATAACCCTCCAGCGACTTTATCGACGCCGCCGTGTGATTTCTCAAACCCTTAAACGAAAGTAAGCTGTCGTATGGGCCAGTAATCTCCGCGTCCGTGATTTTGAAATGATCCTGGAGCCCAAACTTGCCTATTTTGTCTTCCAACAACTGCTTTACAGACTCCTTTATTGAAGTCTGAACCTCGCGGAGACAGGCGAAGCGAGTATGGCGCGTTACACAGCTCTCGATAAGTAACTCCGCGAAGAAGTGAGACTTCGCACCCCCGCGTCCACCCTTCAGTCCTTTGTATCGTCGCGGCGCCAATATCGGGAGAAAGGCGCGGGGTGTCTGGATATCTAACTGCAAGGCCGAGGCGACCCTTTCCGATGAGATACATAACTAAATGTCACTTTACAGTTGCCTTGTTTTCAATCACTTCATATTCCACGTCGATGGGATCATCCTCATGGACCGTAGGATCTATAATAGTCCGAGTGATACCCTCGACAGGAATAGCGCCACCACCCGGCCCCGAGATCTCGTGGCGATTCATCGCATAACGTTGGGGGTTCCTTGTACGTAAAAGGAACTGTAAAAGTGCAGCGTTGCCTTCCCAGGCCCAGTCATGCGCTCGGTCTTCAAGAGCATCGGTCCCGACGGAGTAAGCCTCATCCCAGGCCTTGGCAAACTCCTTGTCCATCCGCCGCCAGATATAAAATTGCTTCTTTGAGATCCGGTTATTCTCAGAGGCGTAGTAGTTCTCTGTGCCGTTTATCTTAGCGACAGCTTTACTAACGCTCATACCTGTGGCGAGGAAGGTTAAGAACGCAGCCTTAATGTTATCACGTTCCGTAGCCGAGATGATGTTGTTTCGCTTTGGAGAGAAGGGCTCGACAAGCTCCTGGTCGTCACCTTTAAGGACCTGGAGCTTACGTGTAACGATCTCAGCGGCTGCCTGCTCGAGATCCTCTTCCGAATATGGATTGTTTCCTTCGGTGTTGGGATTGTAGTTCTCAGGCATAGGGCGGGGAGCCATTACTGTATTGTGTATAAAAGTGTATTACACTTTTGTGGCGTTGTAAACATGACGATGTGATATTGTTTTCATATTGCCTACGG